AAGATGTAAAAAAAGCATCTGCACAAAATAAGTTTACTGTAATATCTACATTCGCAGGTGGTGGTGGTTCATCTACAGGTTATCGTTTAGCAGGTGGTAAAATACTTTGTGTAAATGAATTTGTAGGTGAGGCAAGAAAAACTTACAAACTAAATTACCCAGATACAATAATTATGCCTGATGATATAAAAGAATTAACAGGTAAAGATTTCTTAGAAACTGCTGGAATAAAAGAAGGTGAGTTAGATATACTAGATGGTTCACCACCTTGTTCTGCATTTTCAATGTGTGGAACACTAGGTAAGTCTGGTTCTAAACACTCTGATGGTTGGGGTAAAACTAAAAAATACTCAACAGGTAAGATAGTAGAAAATATAGAAGATTTATTTTTTGAATATATTAGAGTTGCAAAAGACATAAGACCTAAAGTTATTATAGGAGAAAATGTTGCAGGATTAGATGCAGGAGAGGCCAAACAAAAGAAGAATCAGATTTTTAAAGCATTTGAGGAAATAGGATATGAAGTATCATATAAAATTTTAAACTCAGCATATTATGGGGTTCCACAATCTAGAAGAAGATTATTTTTTGTGGCAGTTCGTGAAGATGTATTAGATAAGACAGATTTTTTACCTATGACAATTCAAAATATATTTCCAATAGAAAATAAGGAAGTAGTTACAGCAGGAGATGCCTTAGAGGGGTTAGAGTTAGACCCAGAGGAAGTTAAGTGGTGTACAGACACATGGTTAGAATCTGCACACTATAAAGACACAGCATCTCTGATGCCAGATGACCCAGATAAAGTATTAGGGGGTAATGATTTTCATCCAAAAGGATGGCATTTTAATGTTAAAAAGATGTCTAGATATCATCCAGCCCCTACAGTAACAACTAATGCAGATATTTGTCACTTTATTGCAAAAAGAAGGTTGACAATTCGCGAGATAAAGCGTATAATGAGTTTACCAGATGATTTTATAGTGACTGGTTCTATGTCACAGAAAATAGAGAGATGTGGTAGAATGGTACCTTCATTAATGATGAAGGCACTCTCTGAATCTGTATATAAAAATGTAATAGAACCATATAATGAATGGAGTAAAAATCATGTCTAAAAATTATGACTTTACCTTTGCTCAAAGAGAAGAAGGTTTTGATGACCATATTGAACATTCTATTCGTGGATATACAAACTTACTAGATGACATAGTTAGTCTATCTAGAAACTTTGTAGAAGATGAAACAAATGTAATTGATATTGGTTGTTCAACAGGAAAATTAACAGAGGCCTTTGTAAAGAGTAATCAACATTTTTGTAAGTATGCAAATTACATTGGTATAGAACTTGCTCCTAGTTTTTTTAATGAACTTGATGCAAGACATGAAAGAATGAAAAATGAATACTATTGGGCAAGTGTTGATTTTCAAAAGAAAGATGTTCGTGGTTACAAGTTTGAAAATTGTAGTTTAGTAACATCAATATTTACATTACAGTTTATGCCTAGAAAGGATAGATTTGATGTATTACAAAATATTTACAATGGACTAAATCATGGTGGTGCTTTTATCTTCGCAGAAAAAACAGTTTGTGATGATTCAAGATTACAAGAAATGATAACTTTTAATTTTTATGATTACAAAAGAAAACATTTTGAGGCATCAGATATTTTAGAAAAAGAAAAGACACTAAGAAATATGTTGAAACCTAATACATGGAAAGAGTTAGAAGGTATGTTACAATGTGCTGGATTTAAAACTGCTCAACCATTCTGGCGTAATCATATGTTTGTTGGTGCAATTGCAATTAAGTAGGGGAAAATTATGAATGACTTTTTAAAAGATGTTATTAAAGAAACAGGAAACGAATACGCTGGTATTGTTTCTGAGGGTGTTGAAGCTGGAGATGTAGATAGTTTTATTGATACAGGTTCTTACATATTCAACGCTTTAGTTTCAGGTTCACTTTATGGTGGACTTCCACAAAATAAAATAACTGCTCTTGCTGGAGAAAGTGCAACAGGTAAAACTTTCTTTCTTATGGGTATGGTCAAAAACTTTTTAGACCAAAATCCAAATGCAGGCGTTGTATATTTTGAATCAGAAAGTGCAATCACTAAACAGATGGTGATTGATAGAGGTATAGACGCTAATAGAATGGTGATTATGCCTGTGACAACAGTACAAGAGTTTAGACATCAAGCACTCAAAGTGTTAGATAGATATATGCAACAAGATGTAGATATACGAAGACCACTCTTTATATGTTTAGATTCACTTGGTATGTTATCTACTACAAAAGAAGTAGAAGATACTGAGGCAGGAAAAGAAACTAGAGATATGTCAAGAGCACAAGTTTTAAAAGCTGCATTTAGAGTTTTAACTTTGAAACTTGGAAAAGCAAAAGTACCAATGGTTGTAACGAATCACACATATGATGTGATTGGTTCAATGTTCCCAACAAAAGAAATGGGTGGTGGTAGTGGATTAAAATATGCTGCCTCTAGTATTGTTTACCTTTCTAAGAAAAAAGAAAAAGATGGTACAGAAGTGATTGGAAGTATTGTTCATTGTAAAAATCATAAATCTAGATTAACGATTGAAAATAAAATGGTTGATGTTCGTTTAACTTATGATAAAGGATTAGACAAATATTATGGATTATTAGACTTGGCAATCAAACATGGAATCTTTAATCAAGTATCAACTCGTATTGAGTTACCAGATGGTACTAAACAATATGCTAAAACAATTAACAATGACCCAGAAAAATATTTTACAGATGATATCATGAAACAACTTGAAGAAGCTGTAAAACAAGAATTTAAATATGGCAACGATACTGAATAATTGTTGTACACCATTATTCTTAGATTTTTTAAAACATCAAATTACAAAGTCTAGAAAATGGAACTTCAATTATCCTATGGGTAAACCATTTGAAGATAAACATGCAAAGATTGATATCATACAAGGTGATACAATGCATGATGAATTTTTGGCTGGTGTATCTATGAGTTTACTAATGATGATTCATGAAAAAGCAAAACAACAAAATATTAATGTTCCCCTAGACCTATTGTTTTGTGGTGTGTCTATGAAAGATAAACATAGAGAAGATAATATACACACAGACCATGAAAAAGATGAACTGCAAGATACACCAATCATTAAAGTATTAGGAATACTAAATTCAGATTGGAATCATATACAAGATGGTGGTGGGTTTGAACATGGAAATAACATTTATAAATTAGAAGCTGGAGACTTTATTGTTTTTGACCCTAGAGTAAAACATAGAGCAGAAGATATCATGTCAGATAAAAAAAGAATTGCAATAGATTGGACTTTACGAAATGGATAATTTAATAAGAGTTTATGATAATGTAATTGATAGCGATTATTGTCATGAACTCATGGACAAGTTTGAAAACAACGAACAACTACATGAGAAGTTTGATGATAGAAGTATGATTTTTACACAAATCAATATTCAAAAAGTTGGTTGGATTCATGATGTAAATCTTTTAAAAGCAATATTTACAAATCATGTTGAAAAGTATAAAAATGACTGTAAAGTAGAAAAACAACAAATGCCCTTGACATGTGTGCTTGAACCAATTAGAATGAAAAGATATTTACCAAACAACTATGATGAATTTAGAAGTCATGTTGATGTAACTAGTAAAACAAACTGCACAAGATTCTTAGTTATGTTTTTATATCTTGCAAATAATAAAAATGGAAAAACAATATTTCCAAATTTAGATATAGAGATAGAATGTAAACAAGGTAGTTTATTAATGTTTCCACCAATGTGGCCCTGGTTACATGCTGGGCAAAAACCAACAAGAACATCAAAATACATTATGCAGAGTTATTTACATTATGTCTGATATCAAAGATTCTTATGTGTATGTAGAAAGTAAGTCACAAGACCAAACTTGTATTGGTATCAAAGGTGGTAAGTTTGCTGGTGTAATTTATAAGTATGGAAAAGTTTCA